TTAAAAGGAGAACTTGGAGAACGCTTTGGAGAAAAGTGGACTATGAATGTATCTAAAGTACAAGATATATTTAAACTAGTCAGTTGTCAAAGAGAGGGCTTCGATGCCTATATGCAACATTGCATAGAAAATGATATTGACTTTGCTGTTCAAAGAGGCGAAGATTATATTGATGAGTCAGAGCTTATGCTTTCTTTAGGAAAAGAGGATATTACAATTACTCCAATACCTGTAGGGTCAAAAGGTAAAGTAGCAAAACTTATAACTGCAGCACTCATGATTTATACTGGATACGCTTTTGTATCAGGGTCAGGTCAAGCCCTAGCAGCTGCAAATGCTAGTGCAGGAACATTAACAGCATTTAAAGTAGCAGGGTGGACTATGATTGCACTTGGAACATCTATGGGGCTTCAAACAATAGCAGAAATGATGATGCCAAGTCCAGACCAGGATAATGAAGAGGACTCTTATTTATTTAGCGGACCTCAAAATACGACAATACAAGGAAGTGCAGTTCCTGTACTATATGGAGAAATGATAGTAGGAGGTGCAAATATTAATACAAGTTATATAGCCCATCAAGGGGGCACTAACTATGGACCAGGAATAAATATACGTCTTCCTCTCGGCGGATCTGAAGGCGCTGCAGACGTTGACATGCAAGTACCAGACTAATGAAAAACGTATCAGAAGCAATATTAGAAAGTATTAATAAACTTGCACAACAGGCAAGCAGTCGGTCTATGAGTGGTGAGACCAAACAGACTGCTGTAATATATGATGCACTCTCAGAAGGTGAAGTAGAAGGCTTAGTAAATGGAGCAGCAAGTATTTATATAGATGGAACAAGACTAATTGATTTAGATGTTTATAAAACTTGTAATGAAATAAAAACAAGTGCTTCAGTAAGTGCAGGAAGTAAAACAGTAACAGTTGGAAGTGGCGCATTAGACTTTGCAGATGTTGAAGGGGGCACTCGAAAAATACTAATAAGAGGAGCAGGAGCGCAAGGAAGTAGTATATTTAGTGCAACTGCAGGAACTACAACTCTTACCTCCTCTAGTAACTTTTTTACGTCATCTATGGCTTCAGGAACTATGATGTCAGAATCTGCGGGAAGAATAGAGATTGCAGGAGCAGGAGAAGATGGACGACCTTATGTAGGTTACATTACAAAATTTACAAGTGCTACTTCAGTTGAAGTGCATCCTGCAATAAGCACTACAGTAAGTGGTGTAAGTGGAGGACTAGATCTTGTAAGTGTAATCGCTGCCTATGATACCTCAAATAATCAAGTTACAACTACTACTGCAGCTACCACTACAGTTTCAGGTGTTGCTGCGACTTTAACTCCTCCTGTTCAGAATGTTACAAGCTACGGAACAACCACTCCTAAAACTAACTTTGAAGGCATACAGTATTCTTTCAGATCAGGAACAAAACATCAAAGTGCAATGCAACTATATGGAGGAAATCCTACTGCTAGTTTTGTACACAGCCCTGGAACACGACTTGATCAAAACCTTACTTTTGATAGTGTAAATGGTGTAAATGATACTGTAATTACATCAACTCAAATCGGTGTTCCAAATCCAGCAGAAACAGATCAAATAAAATACACACTAGAAATGCCACAGCTTTTTGCAATTAGTACAAAGTCTGGTAAGGAGTATAACTCTTGGGTAGAGTTCACTTGTGATTTTGAATACTCTAGGGACTCAGGTTCCTCTTTTGAAAGTGTTAGGCTTACTGGTCCAAGCGATAGTGAAATTTTAAGTAGATCAGGTGGTTATGAATTTTTTAATGATCAAACTACTGTATCATTACATGATGGATTTATAGTTAATAAAACAAAGAAAAAATTTCTAGAAGAATACACACATAATATAGAACAGTATAAGCCTTTTGATACTTGGAGACTACGATTTCAAAGAGTAAATGAGCCAAACAAAGCTCAAGGTCATCATGATAACATGAATGAGGCTTTTATTAAGTTCGTTGAAGCACAGATAACAGATAAACTTAAATATCCACATACAGCATATGCAGGAGTTATGTTTAGTGCAAAAGATTTTAGTGGTCAACCAAAAAGAGGATACCATATACGAGGTAAAAAGATACAAGTACCAACTAATTATTTTTGTCGTGAAGAGATTGACTCAAATGAATCTTCATACAAACGTCATGTTACAAATGGAACTTCAGAAAGTAACTATCAAGACTGGGATGGTAATTTTAGAGGAGATGCCTCAACTTTTGCAGTAGGTCATGTAAACCATGATAAAGTCTACTGTAATAATCCTGCGTGGGTATTTTATGATATTATACGAGATAAAAGGTATGGACTTGGAGATTTAGTAGAAGATGATTTTGTAGATAAGTATGCTCTCTATCAAATTGCAAGATATTGTGATGAGTTAGTAGATGATGGTAAAGGAGGTCTTGAGCCGCGCTTTACTTGTAATGTATATCTTAGCAAGCCTCAAGAAGCTTTTAAAGTATTAAAAGATCTTGCCACAGTATTTCGAGGTATAACTTATTGGATGGATGGACAACTTGTTGCTGTACAAGATAGACCAAAAGAGCCCATTTATACATTTACAACAGGTAATGTAATAAATGGAGAGTTTGTATATGAAAGCACTTCAGAAAGAATTCGAAAAAATCAAGTTGTTGTTAAGTGGAATGATCCTCTGGATCAGTTCAAAGCAAAATCTCATATCGTAGATGATGTAGATAATATTATTGAAACAAACAGAATAAATAGCACAAACATAACAGCTTTTGGTTGTACAAGTGAAGGACAAGCTCATAGAATCGGAAAATGGAGACTAGTAACTGATAAGGTAGAAACAGAACTTTGTAAATTTTCAACAGGACAAAATGCAGCATTTGTTCGACCTGGCGATATTATAAATGTACAAGACTATACACTCGATGCTGTTCAATTTAGTGGTAGACTAAATACAGGTACAAGCACAACTCAAGTAACTTTAGATAGGTCTGTAACACTTGCAGCAAATACTGATTATAAACTTCACTTAGTATTCCCCTTAGGAGGTGCATACTTACAGGAAGATAAAGCAACAATTAATAGTGTAAACTATGTTCGAGGAGACTTAGTACTACTTGATGAAGATGGTGCTGCAATAGACACTCAAGAAAAAGCAGCAAATCTAAAAGATGATAGTAATAATCCAGTCTTAACTTCATGGAGTGAGAGCACTCGTGTTGAAACTAAGGCTATATCTACAGGGGCAGGAACAGCGAGCGTAATTCAAGTTAGTTCTGCTTTTTCTTCCGTTCCTGATTCAGAAGTAATTTGGGCAATTTCAGGAACAAAAAATAATACGGAGGTAGCAGGAAGTAAAAAACAATATCGTGTTATGGGTGTTACTGATGATGGCGAAGGGATTTTTACTATTGGAGCGGCACTCTATAATGAAAACAAATATAATCTAGTAGAAAAAGAATATAAACTACTTGCAGATGCTAAATCAGAGCAGAATCTTGACTCAACTCGACTTGGAGAACTTGATAAAAGTATTCCTAGTCCTGAAGAAGCAACATTTAGTATTCAACAAGTATCAGGTGGAACAGATACAGATGGAACAAATGAGAATGAAAGTCAGACAGGAGTACTAAAAGCAGTTATTGAGTGGACAAGTCCTATAGAGACAAAACTTACAAGTAATATTGCAACAAACGGAAGTACATTTATAAATGAAAATTTATCTGCAAATGATACATCACTTACTTTAGGCTCTGCTTTGAGTAGTAATACAGGCTTTGGTGTAATTGCAAGAGGAACTTCACAAGAGGAGATAGTCCAGTTTACAGCAAGAAGTGGAAATGATATTACTATAGTAAGAGGAGTGCTTGGAAGCACAGCAAGAGCTCACAGTTCAGGAGTAAGTTTTACACAGCTTGAAACAGTTGAGAGTCCTTATACTGAACTATCTCACTTTGAGGTAGATCATACCTTTACTAATAGCACTACAAGAACTGAAAAGTTTAAAAGAGAAACAGTACAGGGCGGAAGAACTAGTTTAGAGATATTAAATGTTTTAGGTGGTACACATAATGTAAGAGTTAGATGTGTAAATAATGTTGGTAGAGTATCTCAATGGGCAGTATTTGAAAATACTGTCAGATCTCCTGCACTTATACGAGCGACTTCAAAAGGTAACTTAGCGATTGGAGGAACAATAAGTTCTCCTATATCTATTACTAATGCAGGCGCTTATAACATAGCAAATAATATTTATACATTTACAGATGCAAGAGGGGAAGAATATAGTGTATCACAAGCTTCTGCAAGCCATGCTCAACGAACACAATCTTTTTCAGGTCTTAGTGTATCAAATGGTGTAGGTTATTCTCTTTTTGATACAAGCGCTTTTGCTTCTGATCCTTGGAGAGCTGTAGATCAGCATACAGATACAACTTTTCATATGGGTGGAGGAACTACAGCGGGTAGATTTACTTGGTGGAAAGATATAGGAGCATCTTTAAATGGTTTAACATTAGTAACTGGAACTATAACAACTACATTAAATAGTAGTGTGGTTACAGGATCAGGAACTAGTTTTTTAAGTGATTACTCAAATGGCGATTTAATTCGACTTGCAACTACAAATGATGGAGCAGAACAAACAGGTGCTTGGTATGGTTATGTAGACAAAGTAAGTAGTAATACGAGTCTAACAGTTCAAGGTGTTGTAACAAAAGCATTTTCAAGTAAGTTTGCATATAAACAAACATTTAAACCAGACTTTGCAAGTGATACAATCATCTCAAAAGTAACAAGAACAGGTACAAACTCTTATGTACTTGAACATTTTGGTAGTGTTCCCGGAGCAGACGGAGCCGATGGAGCACCCGGAGCAGACGGAGATAATGCAAAAACAGCGTTCTTGGTTGCAGCAGACTATTCGATTGTCTATGATGCATCAGGAAGTAATCCAAGTGTTACAGGCGGAGGCTCTACAATTACACTTACTGCAGTTGCTCAAGGATTTACAAATCCATTCTTTAAATTTACTGGTGATGGCATAAGTGATGAGACTAGCTTTACAGATGGAGCCACTAGTGTTAGCGATACTTTTTCTTTTCCTGTACCTTCCAGTTTCTTCGCTACTCCTAAAACACTACGAGTAGGAATATCAGAAGCAGATCAAACTGAGGTAGCATTTGATACAATAAGTATATTTGCGGTAAAACCAGGAGCTGCTGGAGATGATGGAACAGATGGTATGTCATTTATACTTTCAAATGAATCTCATGTATTTCCTGCAAGTGCCGCAGGCGTAGTAAGTAGCTTTTCGAACTCAGGAACAACAATCGAAGTTTTTGAAGGAGCAACTAATATACAATTTGATGGAAGTGGTACATCAAATGGAACTTTTAATGTTAGTGTAGCAAGTGCTACAAATATTACAGCAGGTGCAATTAGTGATGGTGGTGCTACTGCAACAGTTGCAGATCACTCAGGAGTTGCATCAGGCACAGATTTAAGTTCTATCATTTACACAATCTCAGGAAAAAGAGCGGGTGGTACAAGCTTTACTGCAACTCGTCAGCAATCATTTTCTAAATCAAAAATAGGAGCGACTGGTAGTACAGGTGCTACAGGTGCTACAGGTGCTACAGGAGCAACAGGAGCTACTGGAGCCCCAGGAGCACAAGGACCTATTGGCCCAGATGGAGAGCCAGGACCAGCAGGACCAGCAGGAGCAGCTGGTGCAACAGGAGCAACAGGAGCAACTGGAGCAACTGGTGCTGCTGGAAGCGATGGTATTACTATAGAAAATACTCAACCTTATATTTTATATTTATCTGGAGATGGAGGAGACACATTCCTTCCAAATAACACTAAAAGTTCAACAGTAACAATTAAACAAGGAAGCACTACACTTGCACAAACAACTATAACCGCTTCTATTACTTCAACAGGGGGTACTGCAGGAAATATTGCATTAAGTTCTGGAAGTACAAGTGGAAATCCGACTATAACATTAAATCCCAATAACGCAACATTAGTAAAAGCAACAATAGTAAAAGGTAACGCAACTGCAACTGTTATTGCTGAAGCTACGAATATGGGAGATTTAGGAAAATAATTATGAGCACATTTGATTGCACTTGTAGAGCCTACGGTCCTACACTTTACTCTAGAGGCTTACTAGAATCTGATGCAGAGCATGTACAAAGAATACTATATGATTGGGAGGATTGGCCTTTTACGGATGAGGAAGCAGAAAAGCTAACAAAGCAATGGGCCGCTCGAGATGCTAAGTGGCATGCGCCTTATTATGAGAGTATGCCAGAGACTCACTCTACAACTCTTTTTTGTTTAAAAAGCAATGATCTTCCTGTATTTATTAATAGATGTGCAAATCTAGGAACTCACGTAGATCACTTTTTTAATGCAACAGCTCCTGAGTATAGATTACAAGGTATATATGCAGAAGCTAATCAACTTCTATTTAGGGGCGCATGGGAGCATTACGGAATGAAAAGTATAACCATGAGAGAGCGAACAGATACAGGATCTCTTCAAGGTCATACACTAACAAGTGAAAAAACAGGAATAATTTTTGAAGGTATGCACAAACAATTAGCTCCCAGTTATAAAGAAACAACTACAACATATGCAGAGTGGGAAGCATATACAAAAACAGATCATTATAAGTCTTGGATTATTAATTATACAATGTACCCTAAGTACCCTGGAGATCCCGCATGAGCGTAGAGTTTATTAGAGGACCTAATGTATATCTTCGAGAAACAATCGCAGCAGACCTAACAAATATAAAAGATTGTTTAATTGATTGGGCTCAGCTGCCTTTTTCTATTGATGAAACCAAAAAAGTATTAAAAGGTGCATTAATTCAAATGAGATTTATTCGAAGACCTTACACTGACACTAGTAAGTTTACAGAAACGTTTACTGTATGTAAGGTATCTGATAATAGTTTTATAGGATTTATGCAGTATAAGATAGCTGAGGGACGAGAAGTAACTTTAAGATGGAATGCTTGTCTTCCTGCACTAAGAGGGCAAGGGCTAATGAATGAAGCTGCAAAGCTAATAGATGCAGCAGTCTTTACAGAACTAAAATGTAATACTTTTCATGATAAACAAGATGCTCCTTTTATTACAGGAGCAAGACCTTATCAAACTATAGTTGGTACAGAACTAAGTAAGCGGTCAAATCGAACACTAAATATTGTAAAAGCAACTAAAGAGGATTATGATACTTGGGCAGCAGCAAATAGCAGTTCTATTCCAGCATACACTTTCTCAGGGGGTAGTTATACTCCACCGCAAGATAGATAAATAATAATAGGCGTGGCTATCTGCCACGTTTTCACGACGTAAGTCAAACTGTCAAACCTATACACGCAAAATAACTCTTAATTTTAGAGGAGGTGCCAAAAAATGTTTCTTGACTTTCTCCTCTAATTTTAGTATAATTTAGAGTAAGGAGAAATATAAACATATGGCAGCTGCAACTTATAACATTGAGATAGATCAAGGGTCAGACTTTAATATTGAAATTGAAGTAAAAGAAGATGGGTCAGTTAAAAACTTAACTGGATACTCGGCAAGAGCTCAGGCTAGATCTGATGAAGAGAGTTCTTCTGTAGCTTTTACTTTTACTTGTACGATTCCAACACCAACTAATGGTAAAGTATTAATGAATTTGCCTGCGGCTACTTCGTCTGCTGCAACAGCAGGACAATATGTTTATGACTTAGAAATTTTTACTTCGGGAGACGCAGCTGTCTCTCGTCTTATTAAGGGAACTGTCACACTTGACAGAGAAATCACACGTTAGATGGCAACAACTTTAACTATTACACCAGCAGATAGTACTACTCTTGTTATTTCAGGCACGAGTACAGAGTTTAATATCTCTGGTGATTCTACAACTTTGACAATGAATACTGCAGTAACAGCAGCAAATGCTTCTGATATTGTTTACACTCCCTCTGGAAAAATGTCGTCTACAAATATGCAGAACGCAATCGATGAACTTGCAGGCGAACATTTCAAAGGTACAAGTGAACCTACAGGATCACAACTTGATGAAGGAGACTTATGGTATGATACTGATGATGACGAACTCAAGGTATACAGGGGAACACAATGGCAAACACTTGCCGCAGCAGGGGGCGACGTCGAAACGATGCTGCAACTTGATGGAGGCTCATTTTAAATGGCTAATAATATAATAAAAATAAAAAGAAGTACGGGGAACTCCGCACCCTCGTCACTAAATGCAGGAGAACTTGCATTTACAGGAGGAGCTGGAACTCAAGGTAACAATGGTCAGCGACTATTTATAGGTGATCCTGCTAATTCCAATGCTGTAACAGTAATTGGCGGAAATTACTTTACAAATCTTATGGATCATGCTCATGGTACGACCACAGCAAGTTCAGTATTGATAGTAGATGGAAACAAGTCTACATCAGAACTTAGAACACCAGCACTACACTTAGGCACTTCAGGAGGAGATACACTTGTAACTTCAACAGCTGCAGAACTTAATATTGTAGATGGTGGTACATCAGCTACTTCAACTACTCTTGTAGATGCAGATAGAGTTGTCGTAAATGATAATGGTGTAATGAAACAAGTTGCACTAACTGATTTTGAAACATACTTTGAATCAGCACTTGATACTTTATCAAATGTAACTTCAGTAGGAACACTTACAGCACTTTCAGTAGATAATATTACACTAAATACAAATACTATATCTACTACAAACTCAAATGGCGATTTAATACTTGCACCAAATGGAACAGGTAATGTCGCTATGACCACAGATACTTTATCAGTAACTGCAACAGAAGGTGAATCAGCTACACTACTATTATCGGCAGATGAGTCTGATGATAATGGTGATGACTGGAGTTTTGTAAACTCTACAGCAAATACTTTAACTATCAATAATGATATATCAGGTTCTGCTGTAGCTCAAATTACTTTAACACCAAATGCAACTGTAGCTAGTTCTACAACTGCAATCGCAGGTAATACAACAGTTGGAGGAACTCTTGATGTTACAGGAGTTATTAGTCCAACTACTCACGTTGATATGCCTGATGATGCAAAAGTTAAACTTGGTACAGGAGATGATTTAGAACTGCATCATGATGGTACTGATTCATTTATTGATAATAAAACAGGAACACTAAAAATTGCAACAGCTACAAGTGGAGTTCCAGTTTCTATTGGACATACTACTTCAGAAGTAACAGTAAATGATAATTTAACAGTTACAGGAGATTTAACAGTAAGTGGTACAACTACTACTGTAAATTCAACTACAGTATCGATTGCTGATCCAATCTTTGAATTAGGATCTTCAAGTTCTGATGACAACCTTGATCGTGGTTTCAAGATGAAGTACAACAGTTCTGGAGCAAAAATCGCATTTATGGGATTTGATGACTCTGATGGTAAGTTTGTAATGATTCCAGATGCTACAGATACAAATAGTGTATTTACTGGCTCTATCGGAGTATTGAAAGCAAACATAGAAACAGGAAACACAGGTTTAGTAGTAGGAGGTTCAACACCTTTTTCTGATGATGGTTCTGGAAGTTTAACACTACAAAATGTAGATGCGATAGATGCAACTACAGAAAATACTTTAGAGGCAGCAATAGATAGTTTAACAAATCTAACTGCAGTAGGAACACTAACGACAGGAACATGGAACGCAACAACGATTGCTATTGGCTCAGGAGGAACAGGACTAAATGCAGTAGGTACTTCAGGGCAACTATTAGTATCAAATGGATCGGCTCTTGTCTATCAAGATATAGATGGTGGAACATTCTCATAAGGATAACTCATGGCAGATAATACAATTAAACATAAAAGAAATGTAACTAATACTAACGATCCAGCAGCTAGTGGTTTAGACGTTGGAGAGATTGCTATTGGAGCTGTAGCAGGTAAACTTTATACTAAAAAACAAGATGGCACAGTAATTACATTTACAGACTCAACAACAGCGGTTCAAGCAAATACTGATGAAGCAGTAGCTTTAGCGATCGCATTAGGATAGAAACATGGCAAATACATTTAAGAACGCAGCTGCGGCTTCTACAGGTACATCTGAAGTAGCCGTATATACAGTAGGTAGCGGTACTACGAGTACTGTTATTGGATTAACTTGTGCTAATACAACTACAACTAGCCCTATCAAAGTTAGCATTAAATTTTTTGATGCTTCTGCATCTGCAAACTTTTTTATAGTAAAAAATGCAGAGATATTTGAAGGCGGAGCACTAGTAGCTGTAGGCGGCGATCAAAAACTTGTATTAGAAACAGGAGACAAGATAAAAGTAGTCTCAGACACGGCAAGTTCGGTAGATACGATAGTATCTGTACTAGAACAAACATAGGGGTAATGAATGGCATACATAGGTAAACGACCAGTAGATACTTTCCCAGCAAATAATGCAGTAACAGCTAGTATTATTTCTGCAAATGCTGTTGGAAGTTCAGAAATAGCAAATGGTGCAGTAGGTATTGCAGAGCTTGCAGCAAATGCTGTTACATCAGCAAAACTTGCACAAAATAGTGTACTCACTAAACATATTGATGATGGTCAGGTAACTACAGATCAACTAGGGGCGGATGCTGTAACAGCAGCTAAATTAGCTGATGACGCAGTAGTTACTGCAAACATAGTAGACGCAAATGTAACTACAGCAAAGATAGCTGATGATAATGTAACTACAGCAAAAATAGCCGATTCAAATGTGACCACCGCAAAAATAGCAGATGATGCCGTGACTCTTGCTAAAATGGCTGGACTTGCTCGAGGTAAGATAATAGTCGGAGACTCGTCAGGCAATCCTTCTGCTTTAGCACTTGGATCAAATGGTCAGATATTAAAATCAGATGGAACAGACTTAGTTTTTGCAGCAGACTCAGGATTATCAACAGAAGAAGTACAAGATATAGTAGGAGGAATGTTTAGTGGTAATACTGAAACTAACATTACCGCCACATATCAAGATAGTGATGGAACTATAGATTTAGTAGTGCCAGGCTCTTCAGAGTTAAATAGCACATCAGACCCTTCCTATCATACAGTTTTAGTTACTGTTGTAAGTTCGGGTGGAAATAAATATGCTCTTGATGGAAATACTCAAGCAATAGCAAAACTAACTCCAAGTGTTGTTTACAGATTTGATCAATCAGACTCATCAAACTCAGGACACCCACTTAGATTCTCAGAAACATCCAATGGAACACATGGTGGCGGTTCTGAAATATCTAGTGGAACAATAATTTATAACAAAGTAGGAACACCAGGAAGTTCAGGAGCTTATACAGAAGTCGCGTTTAAACAAGGCGCATTTGACTTATTATATTACTACTGTAGTAACCATAGTGGTATGGGGGCTGCAGCGGCAATCGCTGATGAACGAGCACTTACACAAACTCTTACAAATAAAACATTAACAAGTCCAACTATTAATACACCTACAATAACTAGCCCAGCGGTTACAGGAACCGCTACTTTTGGAGGCTCAGATGGAGTAAGTATAGCACAAGGCTATGTTAAAATAAAAAATGGTGGAACACAATCATATGTAGACTTTTACTGTGAGTCATCAAATGCGCACTATGCTAGGCTACAAGCACCTGCTCACTCAGCGTTTAGCGGTAACATAACACTCACATTACCAGCAACTACAGATACATTAGTAGGTAGAACTACAACAGACACTTTAACAAATAAAACATTAACAAGCCCTAATGTAACAGGATTACAGCTTAGTGGAACAACTGTAACTTCTACAGCAGCAGAACTTAATTTATTAGATGGTGTTACTGCAACCACAGCCGAAATAAACCTATTAGATGGTGGAACCGCTGCTACAAGTACCACTCTTGTAAATGCGGATAGATTAATAATAAATGATAATGGCACTATGAAGCAAGTAGAGTTATCTGACCTTGCTACTTACATGGGTGATAATGTTACAATCAATCAAACGCAAACTGCATTAACTGTATCAGGAAATACAACTATTGGTGGAAACTTAACAGTTAATGGTACAACTACAACTTTAGCTACTACTAATTCAGTAGTAGCAGATAGATTGATTGAGCTAGGAAATGGAACTACAGGAACTCCTGCAAACGATACAGGTATCGTTATGGAAAGAGGAGATGCTGCAAATGCCTTTATGGGATTTGATGAAAGTGCAGACAAGTTTATAGTAGGAACAGGAACATTCACAGGAGCTTCTACAGGTGATTTAAGCATCACAACAGGAACTCTTGTAGCAAATATAGAAGGAAACGTTACAGGTAATGTAACTGGTAATGTTTCAGGATCAGCAGGAAGTGCTACAGGTAATGCTGCTACAGCAACTGCGCTTCAAAATGCAAGAACAATACATGGTGTATCTTTTGATGGTACTGCAAATATTGATCTAACAGAGGTAGTACAAGATACTGTTGGTGCAATGTTTACAAGTAATACTGAATCAGGTATTACAGTAGCTTATCAAGATTCTGATGGAACAGTAGACTTTACAGTCGGTACACTTAATCAAGACACAACAGGAAATGCTGCAACTGCAACAGCTTTAGAAACTGCGAGAACAATAGGTGGAGTCTCATTTGATGGTACAGCTAATATTGATCTACCAGGTGTTAACTCTGCAGGAAACCAAAATACAACAGGTTCAGCGGCAACACTTACAACTGCTAGAGCGATTGCTTTGACAGGAGATGTAACAGGTAGTGCAAACTTTGATGGATCGGCAGGTATATCAATAAGTTCTTCATTAGCTGCAGACTCAGTAGACTCAGCAGAAATTGCTGATGGTGCAATAGATACTGCTCATATTGCTGATGATCAGATAACTCAAGCAAAAATTGCTGATGATGCCGTTGGGGCAGATCAACTTGCTGCAAACTCTGTAGTAAGTGCATCAATCGTAAATGGAAGTATCGTAGCAGCAGATCTTGCAGATAACTGTATTACTTCTGCAAAAATTGTAAATGGTACTATTGCTACTGCAGATATTGCAAATAATGCAATTTTAACACAGCATATAGACGACAATCAAGTAACAGGAGATCAAATAGGAGATGATGTTGTATTAAGTGGTACAGGAGCTGTTACTATTCCCAAAGGAACAACAGCACAGAGACCAAGCGGTACAGCAGGAGAGTTTAGATTTAATACTACAACAGCAAAGTTTGAAGGACACAATGGAACTGAGTTTGGAGAAATCGGTGGAGGTAGTGGCACAAGTGCTTTCACAAGAAATGCATTTACTGGAGATGGTAGTACAACAGCATTTAGTTTATCATCTGCGCCTGATAGTGAAAACACTTTAATTGTATTTATTGAAGGTGTTTTCCAAGACCAAGATGCTTACTCAGTTAGTGGCACAACACTTACTTTTGGAACTGCACCAGTAAATGGTCGTGGAATAATAGTTTATAATGTAAAAGGAGCAGTAAGTGGTACAAATCTAAATCATAATCAATTTAGTGCAAATGGTAGTAGCACGCAGTTTACTTTGAACTTAAATCCTGAGCATGAAAATAATACTATGGTATACATAGATGGTGTATATCAGAATAAAACAAGTTATTCAGTAAGCGGTACAACTTTAGATTTTGGATCAGGAAATGCACCACCAAACGGTACAACTGTAGAGTGTATGATTATGAATCAAACTGATGTAAATGTACCAGTTGATGATACAATTTCAACAGCAAAATTACAAGATTCAGCAGTAACAGAAGCTAAAATCGCAGTAAATGCGGTAACATCTCTGAAGATAGCAGAAAACGCAATAACTGCAAGAGAGCTAGCTACAAATGCTATTGCTACACTATACTTAGCAGATGACTCAGTAACAACAGTTAAGATAGCAGATAACGCTGTAACAGCAGCAAAAATAGGACAAGATGTGCTTACAGACCAAGTAAGAGGTATTACATCAGCTGCATCAGTTGGCTCAGATGCTCTTACTATTGATGGTAGTGAGCACGTTACAATTCTAAATGACCTTATAGTTGATACTAGCACTTTAAAAGTTGACTCAGGTAATAATAGAGTAGGTGTAGGAACTACGAGTCCTGCGAGTGCTTTACACGTATCAGGAGGTGATAACACAGCAGCAAAACTAACTATTACCAATACTGCCAATACAAACACTTATTCAATACACGCTCAAAACAACGCACAGTCGTTAAACTTTCAAGAAGATGGCACAAATGTTATGAGTTTAGCGACAGGGGCTAAGTTAGGAATCGGAAGCTCACCAACTAATCTAACAGATGAAATTATAACGATTACAACTCCTGCTTCTGGTGGCGGTCAAGGTATAGCTTTCAAAAGACTTGATTCAAATAATGATCAAACTGTAGGATCAATAAGATTTAGTAATAATTCAACAGATAATTTGGCATTTATAAAAGTTAAAACAGATGGTGCTAATACTTCTTCTGCTATGCAGTTTTTTACTAATACAGGTTCAGGTTCAACAGAGCGGTTGCGTATTACTTCCAACGGGTTTATGTTATTTGACACAACAGTAAATGGTCAAGGAACTGGACTAGTAGTAAATTCAACTATATCATCAAGTTCAACTACAGCAATAGAAATACAACAAGCGACCAATGGTGCAAATAAAGCAGCCGCCGCTTTTGGTGTGGCTATTGGTAATGGTGGTGAAAGCACAAACGCAGCAGACTTAACATTCCATGCAGCTACTGGAGGCTCTTTAGCAGAAAGAGCTCGTATTACTTCTGGTGGTGACTTTGTTGTAGCAACTACATCAACAGTAGGTAGTTTTTATAATGGAGCTAGTGGGATTGGCTTTGGATATAGTTCAGGAGGATATGGTGCTTTTGTTAGAAGCGGAGTAAATACCCCTTTATATGTTTCAACTTTAAGTACAGGTTCAGGTGGTTTCATAGAGTTTTTTCAAGGCACTTCTTCACGAGGAACAATAACATATAATGGCTCTGCTATGGTTTATGGAGGCACTTCAGACTATAGATTAAAAGAAAATATCACACCTATAGAAAATGCACTAGCTAAAGTATCAGCTTTAAATCCTATAAATTTTAAATGGAAAGATAGTGGTGAAAGTTCAGAGGGCTTTTTAGCACATGAAGCACAAACTGTCGTACCTTATGCAGTAACAGGTGTTAAAGACGAAGTTGCTACAGATGAAAACTCACCTGAAGAAAAAGCAAATGGAGAACCATTGTATCAAACAGTTGATTATGGAAAGATTACACCATTACTTGTAAAAGCAATCCAAGAACAACAAACAATTATAGACGATCTCAAAGCGAGAATAGAAACTTTAGAGGGTTAATATGACAACAACTAAAATACCACCAGAGTTCCTTGAAGCCCTTACTGGGTCTGAGATTAGTGATGGATCAATAGGAGCTGCTGATATAGCAGATGGAGCAATCACTACTGCAAAGCTTGCCGCAAACGCTATAAACGCTACAAAGCTTCCAGATAATGTTATAACTGCAACTCATATTCCTGATGGATTGATAACTGGGAGTCATATTGCAAATGATACAGTAACTGCAACTCAAATGGCTGATAACTCTATCGGCACAGACCAGCTTGCAGGTATCGCACGTGGTAAGATAATTTATGGAGATTCAAATGGTGATCCTCAACTACTTGCTATTGGATCAAGCGGTACAGTATTAACGTCAGATGGCACAGATATATCATGGGCAAGTGGAGGTGTTGATGGAATATCTAGTTCAGCAGATGCAACAGCTATCACTATTGATAGTTCTGAAAACTCTACGTTTGCAGGAAATGTTACATCACCTAGATTTATATTAAATGGAACTGACAGTGCAACTACTCGGTATATTTTTACAGATAATACAAATACTGGAGATGGCAGGCTCGTTATACAATCTGGAGGAGGTTCAGCAGGGTATGGTGGTGCTATCAATCTGTATTCTCATTCCCATGCTTCTAAGCCAGGTGATGTTGTGGCAGGTATTTCATCAGGGTCAGGTGGTGCATTTCGTGTAAATACAAGTGGTATTGATAATGGAAGTGATGTTTTTGTAGCTAAAGCGGATGGAAAGGTAGGTATAGGAACTGATAGTCCTTCTAGAGATTTCACTTTTGTTAGTGAAGGTAGTACTAATGGATTTGAAATAAAGTCAAATGACGAGCGTGTACATCTTATGGCTGCTGGTGGCTCTAGTGGGTCAGCTGCTGATGATGGTTATTATGCACAATATTCTGGAGGTACAGGAAAAACTCAACTTTGGGCTAATGGAACTAATTTTTTAAATGGTGGAGATGTAGGAATTAATACTGATAGTCCTGCAGCAAAACTACATGTCAAATCAGCTGGAGCTTCTAGCGAAAAAGCCTTTCATGTTACAGAAAGTAATAATAATGATGTTTTTACTGTGCAGGGTGGGGGTAGAGTAACTGTAAGATACTATCCGTTAGTAATAGGTAATGATTCGGGACACTCAGTAACGTCAGGTGCTAGACTATTTATAGATGGTACAACCTATGACACTATTTTTGATAGCGTAGGTCGTTTATTGATAGGCACTACAAGTGTGTATTCAGATAGTAATGATGCTATGGTTGTATCTGGGGGTAGGTCTAATTTTACAGCTTCAGGACATACATCAGGATCTTTTAATAGGCAAACAAATACAGGAGAAATAGTTACTTTTTTATATAATGGTTCTGGTAAAGGTTCAGTATCTACTGATGGCTCAAACGTATCTTTCAACACCTCATCTGATGCAAGACTTAAAAATATTTTAGGTGAGTCAAAAGGTCTTGATATTATTAGTCAACTCAAACCAGTAAACTTTGAATGGAAAGAGTCTGGTAAAATTCAAGATGGTTTGATTGCACAGGAAGTAGAACCCTTAATACCTGAGGCTATAAATATTAATGAGCAATCAGGGTACTATGAAATGGACTATTCCAAAATAGTGACACCGCTTGTCAAAGCAATCCAAGAATTAGAGGCAAGGATAAAAGAATTAGAAAAGTAAACAATGTCAATAACAAAAGTACAAAATGAACTTATCGCAGTAAATGCCATTAGTGGAACACTAATAGCAGATAATGCTGTTACATCTGTACATATTGCAAAAAATAATGTAGGAACTGTACAGATAGCAGAAAACTCTGTAACTTCAGTATCTATAGCGCAAAATAATGTAACAGGAGTTCAGATAGCAAATAATGCTGTAACTTCTACTCAATTAGCAGACAATGCTGTAACCGCAACAAAGATTCCAGATGGAACTCAGCTTGCGTTAGGCAATACAACAATTTCTGGCAATATCTCTGTTGATAGTGGAACAATCAAACTAGACGGCAACTATCCTACAGGCACAAACAACGTTGCTATGGGTAATACTGCACTTGATAGTGTGGAGAGTGGTGGTGTAAATAACACAGCCATAGGTGATAAATCACTTACAACTCTAACTACAGGTGATGGCAATACAGCTTTAGGAGCTAGTTCATTAGAATTTACTACGACTGGTTCAAATAATACTGCAATGGGACTTGATGCCTCACGAGCAATCACTACAGCAGAAGAAAACGTTGCAGTTGGATATTCAGCTATGACGTCAACTACTACAGGAAATGTAAATGTAGCTGTAGGCTCTAATGCTCTTGCAGATAATACTACAGGTACATCTAATGTTGCAGTAGGTAGAGAAGCCTTACACGCAAATACTACAGCAGACAGCAACGTAGCAGTCGGTAAACATGCTATGAGAGCAAACACTACAGGTGGTTCAAACGTAGCAGTTGGAAAAGATTCTTTATTAGTTAACACCACAGGGGGTACAAATACTGCAATAGGTGCAGCAGCTATGAGTGCTAACACGACAGGTGCAAGCAATACCTCTTTGGGTTTTAATACTCTAGCTTCCAACACAACAGCATCAAATAATACAGCTATTGGAAATAGTGCTTTAGTATTAAACACTACAGGTGCAGGAAATACTGCTGTTGGAGCTGAAGCTTTAGATGGTATTACTACTGCAAGTGAATCAACTGCTGTAGGTTATCGAACTTTAAGTGCTGCTGTTACTGGAGTAAGAAATCAGGCTTTTGGAACAGAAGCAATGTTACTTACAACGTCTGGAGCCGATAATGCTGCGGTTGGTAAATCTGCTTTGCAAAATAATACATCAGGAAGCTATAACACAGGAATAGGCAACTACGCTTTGAAATCTAACACTACTGCAAGTAATAACACAGCACTTGGTTACTATGCTTTGCAAACTAATACAACAGCAACATACAACCTAGCCATAGGCTCATTGGCTTTAAGTACAATTACAGGAGGCTCATATAATATAGCTATTGGTAATAATGCTTCACAGTATCAATCCACCACAAGTGGTAATGTCTTTAATATAGCTATTGGTCATTACTCTATGCAAACATCTACTACAGGATATGACAATACAGCAGTTGGTTACGCTTCTTTATTAGACCTGACAACCGCAACCGGTAATACAGTTTTTGGTAATTATGCAGGAGAGAATATAACTACTGGTTATTCTAACTGTTTGATAGGTCGTAGTTCAGGTGATGTAATAACTACGGGATATGCTAACACGTTAGTAGGTTATGGAACTAACGTAAGTGCTTATAGTGGATACCATCAAATTGTTTTAGGTAATGGTATATTAAGTCATGGTAATAACACATTTACATTTGGTAAAGGCACTGGTAACGATAGAGTTTATAATAATTTTGATTCAAACGCTTCTTGGACAAGAGTATCTGATGAAAGATACAAAGAAAACATTACACCTAATACAGATTGTGGTTTAGCTTTTATAAATGATTTGAAGCCTATAACTTTTACATGGAGAGCTAAAGCAGACATAGACAAAATACTGCCTGACTATGATGAAAAAGCATTAGAACCAGAATATAAAGAAAAAATGTATGGCTTGATAGCACAAGAAGTTAAATCATCGCTTGATAAGCATGGCATTGAAAACTTTGGTGGTTGGGATGTAGAAGAAAGTTCAGGTATACAATCTATATCACAAGAGATGTTTATACATCCTCTTATCAAAGCAGTACAAGAACTTTCTGAGCAAGTAGAATCACTTAAAAAAGAGGTGGAAACCTTAAAAGGATAAATAATGGCAATAACAAAAGTAACAACAGATGTAATAGTTGATGATGCTATCACAAGTCCAAAGGTAGCTGATGATTTGGCTTTGAGTGGCAATCCTACAGCTACAACACAAAGTGCTGGAAATAATACTACAAGACTATCTACAACTGCTTTTGTAACTACCGCCGTAGCTACTAAAGCACCACTATCAGCACCTACATTTACAGGAGATGTTGATATAGATGCTACTGATGACTTGAGGCTTAGATTTTTAAGGGGAAGTACTTTTAAAGGTGGCATACAAGTCCCGACATCAACAGGTGATATGATTTCTGGCTCAGCAGTAGATGACCTAGCAATAAGATCGCAAGGTAATCTTCTTTTCTCAAGTGGCGGTAATACTGAGCGTATGCGTATTGATTCCTCTGGAAACATAGGCATAGGGATTACAAGCCCTAGTAGTATGTTGCACTTATTTGATGGCGGTACAGATACTAGTATTAGAATACAAGCAGCCGCAACAGCCGACAATACTTCAAGTATTACATTTGATTCAAGACTTGCTGATAATACTAATAAACAAGTATTTTTAAAAGCATACAGAGGCAATATAAGTTTTACAGGCGATAGTGGATATGGAAATGTAGGCATAGGAACTACAAATCCGCAACACCCATTCCATGTTTATTTAACAAATGGTGAACTCGCTATGTTTGGCAGTAACCAAATGAACTCAGTAGGACAGTATGCAGGTATTGGATTAGGTCAAGTCTTAGCTAATAACACTACGTATCAAAAAGTGGCAATAGTTGCAGAGGGTAGAGATAGTGGAAGCTATGTTTCAAATTTACACTTTTTAGTTGATACCGCAGCTGATGGTAATAGTGCGGTTTTATCTGATTCTAAAATGATGATTTCAGGTGGTAATGGCTATGTCGGCATAGGAACTACAGATCCTGATGAGCTTTTAGAGATAGTAAGTGATGATCCAAGAATAAGAATAAGAGACAACACAGCAGGAGGAGGTGTAGGTAATGGTGGAAAAATTGAGTTTATGGGTCATCATGCAGGTGCATCTGATGGTAAGAGAGTATTTGCTGAGGTTCATGGATTAAAACAAAATTCAACTGGTGGCGATACTAAAGGTGAAATGATTTTTAAAGTCAATAAAGGTTCAGCTTCTACCACAGAGGTATTCAGACTAGAATCAAGTGGCGCTTTAGCTGTGGGAGACTCAAGTAACCGTAGACCACTTGCAGCACCAACTTATATGGGTTATGCAAACTATTATAGATCTACTGTTATTGGGTCAACTTCTGCAAGTTATGGTACTGATGCTGTAGGAGCGGTTACTCTCTCTTTCAATTACGACCCATCAGGCAATACTAGTGGATCCTTTAGTGGTGATGGAAGTGAGGTTTTCTTTAGGAGATCGACTAGTTTTAGAACTCCTAACTCTGCTAATAATGGAATACATTTACAGTTTACTATGACTGATGGAGTAACTAGTGGTGATTTTAATGATACATCTGATAGAAATTTAAAACAAAATATAAAGTCAATAACAAATGGTTTTGATGTAATTAAAGACTTGAATCCAGTCCTATTTGATTGGAAAGATGCAGATAAGGGTAATGGGCTAGGAGGTTTTATAGCTCAAGAGGTAGAAACAGTATTACCTAATGATGTGTTAGGAGAAGATTATACAGAGGGTGAGAGAGGTCAACCTTTAACCGACGGTAAAAGTATAAACACAGTATCTATCGTGGCTCACTTAGTAAAAGCACTTCAAGAAGTAGAAGCAAGAGTAAAAGAATTAGAGAAATAATATGGCATTAACAAAAATATCATCAAACTTAGTTGCAGACGATGCAATCGTTACAGGCAAAATTGCTGACGGCGGTGTTGCGACTGCAGACTTAGCCGCAAATGCAGTTACTACTGCAAAGATAGCACAAAATAATGTAACTGCTCATCATATAGCAGATGGTAGTATTACAACTACACAGCTTGGAGCAGATGCGGTTACAGCTGCTAAACTGGCGGATGATGCCGTATCAGAAGAACACTTAGATAAAACTATAATATCTGATATGACACAAGTTACTCCTGTAGCGGGAGACTTTGTACTTATTGGAGATACAAGTGATTCAAATAATCTAAAGAAAGCACCAATCAGCGGAATAACTGCACTAGCAACCGTTTCAGGTATATCTTCTAGCGCAGATGCAACCGCTATAACCATTGATAGTTCTGAGAATGTAGGCGTAGGAGCTACGAGTCCATCGGCAGGAGCAGTAGGTGGAAAAGTTTTACACGT